CGGTTAACGCCTCTCCTATAAAGGGAGAATCGAAATTCCGTGCGACAGACGCGGGCGACTATACCTATGTCGTTCATGCAATCAACCAATATGGAATTTCTGCCGGTACAGCCGCAGGTGCAGCCGCTACCGTTGCTGCAGGTAAGTCTGTATCAATTACGATTACTCCTGATTCAAACGGTGCCGTTCCCACCGGCTACATCATCACACGTTCTGCAAAAGACGGCAGCATAGTGATGGAGATGGTTACAATTCCTGCACAAGGTGCAACCGCCGTTACTTATGAGGATTGTAACGATGATTTGCCGGGAACAGCAAACATTATTCTTCTTTCAGAGCTTACACAGGAAGCAAAACAGAATCTTGCGTTTGCACAGCTTATGGCACTCTCAACATTCCCTCTTCCTATCACAGACGGACTTACAAAGCCGTTTGCGGTTGCTCTCTTTGGTGCGCTTGAACATCGTGCGCCTGAATTTGACGCCCTCATCAAGAACGTGGGTGTACAGGGAGGCTTGTACTAATGGCGAAAGGCAAATTCAATAACAGGAAGGCTAATGCCGGATTTGCCGCCGTTGATACAAAAAAAATCTTGTCCGATTTGTCAAAAATGGCAGATACGGACAAGGTAACTGTTGTATCGGAAAAACGAGCGGGAAAGACAATCATTGGAGTTGAAAATACTCCCATAGTTTTTGACGCTGACGGAAAAGCGGAAGTAACAGTAAAAGAAGCGAAATATCTTCTGACAATTCCGGGATTTGAACTTGACGGGGACGGGGATGCGGAATCTACCTCTGACGCTGAAAAAGGCGACGGCAATGGAAAGTCGGAAAACGGTTCAGATAAAAAATCCGAACCTGTCGACGACACCGAAAATACAGAGAGTGGAGATGTTGACTCTGCAAATTCAGATGGAAACAAAGAAAACTCTGAAAACGCAGAAACAGCCTCTGACTCTGAAAAAGCAAAAGCTACAAAGAAAAACATTAAAGGAAACAAATAATGATTTCAGCCGAAGCGACCGGTTCAAGGATTCTTCTCTCTATTACCGGCAATAAGGCCGACACATTCAGACTGGAAAGGGCTTTTTACAAGGATAGTGCTTGGCATACTTGGACGTCTGACGGCTGGATTATTAATACAGAATCACCTGTTGCATTACCGATTGCGGCAGGTGATTTTGTCGATTCTTACGATTTGAAAGACGGCTTGTGGGAATACCGGATTGTAGATTCATCCGTCGCAGTTCCTACAGGTGATATGTATGAATATTCACGGTGGGTGAAATTCGGAAACAATTCAAACAGTGCAGGAATCGGTTATACCTTCAACAATTATTCAGCCCCAACCGGCTCTTGGGGAACGCCCGTTACTCCCGATGATTTGAGATACACATATCTTTGGGGTACTGATTTTAAGGCTACAAACGGACAGTATTTTACGGACGAGCAGACACAGTATTTTATTGACGCTGCAATAACTGAATTGGAGCGTGAATTGAATATCTGTATCAGAAAGCGAATCATACGCTGCAATCCTGAAGAAAGAAACCTTGTGCGTACTACAAAGACAAGACAGGGCGACTATGACGAAGAAGAGCCGCCTTACAAATTCAAGCAGGAAGAGATTGTGAGTCGCGGAATGATTACGACACGTCTTAGACCGATTATCAAGGTTACAAAATGCGATCTTGTTAATGGCGGAAACACTTCAAGGGATTTGCTGCCAAGTATATATGTAGAGAAGAAAAAAGGCGTTATCAACTTCATGCAAAGACCATGGAGAATGAGCGACACGTCGAACAATGTTTCTAAAGGCCTTTTCCCATACGGTGAAAAAACTTTCAGGAACTATCTATACTATGCGGTTGATTACGAGGCAGGGTATGAATCAAGCGATGACATACCGGATGATTTAAGACAGATCATAGCGAAAGTTTGTGCCATTTCGCTTCTTAACATCATCGGGGATGGACTTATGAGCGGTTTTTCAAGCTCATCTTTGAGCATGGATGGAATTTCTGAATCATTTGGTTCCACACAGTCCGCTACTTCCGCTTATTTCGGTGCAAGAATCGCAGTGTATCAAAAAGAAGTTGAGCAGTATATAAAGGAAAACAGATATAAGTTTCGGCATTTTCCAATTAGGTGCATTTAGAGGAGATAGAAAAATGAATGAGGAATCAGAAGAACTTGAAACAGTAGAGAATGAAAAAAAGAAATTGACAGCAAAGAGAATCAGCAAGTTTTTCAAATTTGTTTCAACAATCGGAATTGTAGTTTGCGCGATTCTTAAATGGCTCGATTTTATGCCCAATGCAACAATCGGAGAAATTTGCATGATGTGGGCTTGTGTATATGGCTTGGGAGCAGGAACAATCGACTTAAACATCATGTTTGATAAGTTTGTAGGCGGCGGCTCAAATAACAGTGATAGGTAGATGTATTTTTGTGGTGATTGTATTTGTATGGAGACGAACAAATGATTAAGTTTTTTCTGATTGTGTGTGGGTTTTTGATTGTGGCTTGCCTTGTATTTTTCTTTGCATGGCGTTTATCTAAAAACGAAAATAAACAGCAGAAAATAATAATTGATAAACTTTCTAAGCGGCTTTGTGATGTGAGCGAAGCGAATTCACAGTTAAGGAAGAGTATAAGCATTCTGAAAACAAACAGGGAGAAAGCGGATGAAAAAATTGATAATTTGCATAACGGCGATTCTGTTGACAACGCTATTGATGAGTTGTCAAAGCGTAAAAGTTGAGTATGTGGATAAGCCGTATATCCCGGAAGTGAGTTTCCCGATTTTTCCGGAACTAACGGAGTATGAGCGGAAAGATGGAAATGTTGTTGTTTCTGAAGACTGGATAGTGCGGCTTGCGGAGTACAAAATCCGCATTGAGGAAACTGAACGAAATTACAACGATTTGAAAGCGTTGTATGATGAAAGAAGCGAATAACAGTATTAATTAACTTGTCATATTGGCTTGTGGTCAATTCTTTATTTATGGAGCAAAGAAATATGAACAGAGAAAAGTATATTGGAATACAGACAGAATTAAAAAAAAGAAAGTCCCTTTTGGCTTGTATGGGTGATTATGCGTGTCTTTTTTTGTGTTTATGCTCCATAGCCGATGAATATTTTGAGGCAAAAGGAGATAAAAAAGAAATTGACCTTGTTGAATTTGCGCTTAAATGCCGAGAAAAAGGCTTTATTTCCGATGATTGGATTTGTCGCACGGAGTTGATTTTAAATTTTGCTACAGGCGCAGAATGGAAAAAGAAAGTTCTAAAAACACTTCCTGAAAGCATTCCTAATAATATGTTCACGGTTGAAAAGTGGTACAACAAGCGGACAGGCTATACTCATTTTAGAAGACGCTGGGGCGATACCTTGAAATCAAGTATCACTGTTAAAGAGGGAGTTTTGCAAGAATACTATATTTTTACAGTATAAAATTTTATTGGAACGAAATAAGTACAAAAAATGTCTAACAAGAATGACAGAGCAGCCAAGAAATCCATTCTTAAACAGATAATGGAAATCTTGAAGTCGACAGGAGCGTAGTGTATGGGACAAGGTCTTTCAGAAAATTCACCTGTCGTTTTAAGTCTGGGGCGGGCAAACTATGAGGCTCTCATCAAGCGGCACGGTCAATGGGTAAGGTGGCGGACGGCTGCAAAGTGTCCCTGCGTGGAAAAGAACACGCAACAGCCTGACCCCCATTGCGAGAATTGCGGCGGCAGAGGCTATATTTACGGTAATCAAAAAGAACAACTTATACATACTGTAGCGACAGTGGACTTAAACGGAATCCTTGATGTAGGAGATTCCTATTTGGATGATTCTCTTGTCAAAGTGTATGACTGTAACGGCAATGTTTATACGCAAACGGAGAAATTTGGGCAGTTCATAAGTCTTAATGCAAAATCGTTTGTAAAAGGCTCTTATTTTAATGTCGTTTTGAAACGTGAGATTGCGAAAAAGATAGAAAGCGTGGTTCTTGAAAATTGCGGCGGGAACTATTACAGGGTTTCGGGCATTGAATCAAGGCGAATGAATATTGATGGAATTTATTATACAGCACCCGGCGATGTTATAAGCATTGAAAGAGTTTTTGACGAAAGCGGCGAGGAATTTAAGGTTGAGCAATACAGGCTGAACCTTGCATACATTCCGCCTAAAATAGTTACAGATGATGAATCAGGAGAGAAAACGGAAGTTTCCCCTAACGGAAGTCTGACTGCAAAAAATGTCAAATACATTGAACCGTTTACTTTTGCCGTGCTGAACCAGAACCTTAACAAAGCCGATTTCGCTCAGATGGAAGCGGCGCATGGCGACGCTGTTGTTACCTTCCCTTATTCTTGTGATGTGTCGGAGAACGATGTGCTTACGGTACTTGCCGGAACAATAACGCAGAAATCAATGGTTGTACATACGAAAGAGGATTATGATGTATTGCCGGCGTTCTTTGTCGAAAGCATTGTCAAGATAATCGGCAAGGAAAAAGAATTTGAAAACGGCGTTGATTATGTCCTTATCGGCACGAACGGCATAAAATGGATTTCAGGAAACAAGCCCGATGTAAGGCAAGTCTATTCGGCTACATACAAGATTTATCCTACATACACGGTCGTGAAGAGCATTCCGCAGTTGAGGAGCAGCGAAAATCAGAGATTTCCGAAGAAAGCAATCGCACAACTGTTCTCCAGTTATAGTGAGATGAGGGGTGTGAACAGGCAATAGGGCTAAATATGTAAAACCTGCTCCACATATTTAGGATTTGCCGCAACGATTTTAAGGAGCGTAAGTGCAGCCCCGTCAGGCTTTCTTCTTCCCTGTTCCCAATTTCGGAGCGTTCCGAGTTTTACGCCTATCATGTCTGCAAATTCTTTTTGATTTTTGTTTGTTTTTTCTCTTACTTCCTTCACATTGATTGGAGAAAAAACGAATGTCCTTGACGGCTGCATTTCGCCCTTTGAGATTGCTGCAGCCTGTTTCATGCTTTCCATAAGTTCATTGAAATCAAATTCTTTCTCTTTCATTTTGCAAACCCCCTTGCTACTTCTCCGAACAATTTCTTTTCCTGTTCCGATAAATCAGATTTCTTCTTTTTGGTGTATACATAAATCAGGAAAATCTGATTGTTCACGACTTTATAATAGTAAATAACCCTTATGCTTCCGCTCTTTCCACGGTTGGTAAGATTCCATCTTACTTTGCGGATTCCATAACCACCTTTTATGACATCGCCGCTTTCAGGATTTTCAACAAGATATTTCTGAAAATCATAATACTCATCATCTGAAAGCAATTCTGTTATTGCTTTTGTAAAAATCGGCGTTTCTATGAATTCCATATCCATATATTACGCCATTGGCGTAATGGTGTCAAGCTCTTGTATTTAGTGTTTATAATTCAGAATAACATATTGGATATTTATAATAATAAAAGTTTATTCTATGGCTATACGAGAAGCCCATGACAAGAATCGAACAGATGAAAATGTCATCCCTGACATAGTTCCAAACAGTATCTAGAAGGGCAAAAGAAATATTAGGATTTATCTAACCTAATATTTCTCTTACCTTTTGTATTTTATTTTTCAGCATTGAGTTCTCATCTGCCAGTGGGTTCTTTTCCTCTCCGGTAACCAGATACTCGACCGAGGTGCCTAGAAATCGGGCTATTTTGAGCGTGTCAAATACATCGGGGGCAATGTTTCTTGTGATTCGCCCCTTGTGAGAATATATATTCATATTGCAAGCGTTGCACATATCTATCTGCGTAACACCTTTTGTTTTGCAAAGATTTTTTATTCTGTCATACACGGCGACTATTTCTTCTTCTGTACTCATAATCGTATACCATTTATATTATCGTATTTTTCCTAGTGAAAATCAATTAAAAAGTTGTATATTTGCTACTAAAAATTAAAAATATGCTTGACTAAGTTTTATATATAATACATAATCCTTATAAAGGTTGTATTTTTACAACTATGATAATAACAAGCGGTTAAAGGCGTTCAATTTTGAAAACCGGCACCTGAAACCGCAAGGAGTTACTAAATGTAAACACCACTTACAATATCGGCAAAAATTGATGTAGGATTAGAGAAAAATATTGACATATACATCTTTAAGATGTAATAATAAGTAAAGTACATCTAAATGATGTTTTAGGTCGATTTCATCAACCGGCTTACAGAGCGTGGCATAAAGAGAGAAGAATCCTTGTTGATGGGGGAATGTCCGTTTCACGCTGACGGACTTTAGGCTGATTACCTAGCCCCCATCAACAAGGATTTTTTGTCCTTGAAACGTCTGTATGGGCGTTAAAAAAAACAATGCGGAAGTCCTCGTTTGGAAGCCCGGACAATCCGCAAAAGGAGTATTCCTGATGAAAAACTCATTAGTAAAATCGGAAAACTCTGGGAGAACTTTAGCAGATTTCCAGAGTTTTGAGAATGGCTCGGTTGATTGCTTTGAAGAAAACAGCAATCTTTGGTTTAGGCTTTCTGATATTGGGGAAGTTTTGGAATTAGCGGATAGTTCTGTTCGTAAAATGAAACATGACAAGTGGTTTGATGACAATGAAATTAACACCGTTGCAAATCGTAACGGTGGGGCGAGAATCACTTATGTATCAGAATCAGCCCTTTACCGTATCTTGAATCGCTCCAATTCTCCAAAAGCCAAGCCTTTTGAAAGGTGGGTTACAAAGGTTGCAATACCGTCAATCAGAAAGACTGGCAGTTATCAGGTGATACCGCCGAAAGTTGATGAAAGGGCAATTGCACTTGAAGAAAAGAAAGCAGGGCTTGCCCGTGCAGAATTCCTGCGTTCAATGGCTCTGGAATATGACGGCAAATCAGAGACCTACAAGCAGGTTCTTGACGCATATGCAGCGAAAGAACTTACGGGCGAGTTCATATTGCCGTTGCCGCAGGTACTGGAGAAGAGCTATTCTGCGACGGAAGTCGGGAAGATGTTCGGGGTCTCGGCGAACAAGATAGGTTCTGTGGCAATCAGACATGACCTGAAGGTACAGGGGTACGGAGCGTGGGTGAAGGACAAGGCGAGATTCTCGAATAAAGAGGTTGAGACATTCCGCTACAATGACAAGGCGGTTGAGGAAATCGGAAAGATTTTGAAACTTGAGGCGGAAGATACTGCAAAGCAGCAAAACTGAAGCCCACTCTGACAAAGGGCTTTGACAAATACCAACGAAACGTATAGAGGTGATTATTATGACGGATATACAGCAAAGGAAAATGAATATCTTGGAAGCAATCTTTGACGTACTCTCACTTGTGCAGGATGTACCCAACGTGCAGTCGATACAGGAACTAGGCTTGCTTGGGAGTAAGTTAATTGATGAGATAAAGGAAGAACAATCTTGAAATAATGAGATTTATAGGCTATTCTATGACCATAAATTATAGATAACTTCGATATTCCTTATAAAAGGCAGTCGGAAACACTTTTGATGGGTGTATTCTGTCTGCCTGTTTTTTTGTCCGACAGAATCACAGGGGATTTGGCGGAGTATGGAAGTCTTACATCAGTCATTCACACCGAAAATAACTGTATCTCATTATGACAGCGAAGCCAAGAAATATTCAGAGGACGCTTATTTAATTTTCGGTGCGGGGGCAACAAACAATCAAAATCTTCTGTCATATACTTATGAGCGTTCTATAGACAATTTTGCAGGGAGTTTCAGTTTTTCATATAAGGAATCAGCAAGCAGAAATGTTGAACCTGTAATGGATAAATTTCAGATGCTTGACATTGTGAAGATTTACGAATTCGACAAGCCGGTTTTTATCGGGATTCTAACAGATGTTTCCTTTGCGGCTCAAAGCGGAATTGTTCAGAAGCGTGTTACTATAAGCGGAAAATCGGCTGAATATCTTTTTGAAATTCTTCAAATATCTCTTGACGTGGCAGCTTTAAGCGCAGCGGGTAAAGGAAAAACAGAAGGGCTGAACCTTACTTTTATCACTGAAGTGAACAAAAAAGACTCTGATGGAACAAAGCAGACGACAATAGCAGATGGTATTAAGAACGCATACGATTCTTTTCTAAAAACGCTTGAGCAATACAAGGACATTTCTTCGATACAGATAAGGGAAATGATAAAAAATGTTTTCGGAAGTGATGATATTTCAACATATCTTGAATGTGAAAACATAGAATTCCTATACCCTATTTCAAGCCAGCTGTATCAAAATAAGACAGTTAAATTCTTTGATTTCGTGAGAAATCTTTTGCCGTCGCCGGTGTATGAGATTTTCGGAGAGATCGGCGACAATGACAAGCCTAAAATTCGTATCCGAGAATGTCCTTTTGACAAAAAAGTTTGGAGCAAACTGCCTTGTTATACAATTTCGCCGGTGCTCCTTACAAGTTATTCATTCTCTAAAAGTTGTACGGAAGTATATACAGTGTTTTTAAGTTATTTAGAGGGGTCTCTCTTGTCGCCTGATTATTTCAAAAAGATAAACGGTTCTGACAAGGGGTATACAGCAGCTGGAGAGTGCAAGGAAAAAATAGCGGTGTACGGATTCAGACCTATGGAAGTTACCTTTGTGGGCTTTTGTAATGGAGAAACAGAAGATGAAAAAAAAGCAGCTAACGATAACTTGAATTCAAATATTGCAGACTTAAACAACAGCCTTGCAGAATGGTTCGGGCATTTTGATGAAATGATGCAAGGTAATATATCTATAGTAAATGTAGAGCAAAGAAACACGAGGAAATCAAGGATAGGTGAAAGAATACGGCTTGGCTCTAATGAATTTTATGTGAAGTCAGAAAAACATGAATGGGCTTATGAAACTGTCCCTACAATATCCTACTCTGTAGACAGAGGCGGGAGATATTCTCTACAAGGTGTATTTTCACCTTGTAAAAATATTTCTAAGTTCTTGGGGGAATTTGAAACTCTATGAGATTGAAGATAAACAGAGCAGTGCAGCAGGCTCCTGACAGGGCTTTTGTACAGCAGGTAAACTTTCTTGACAACCGCATAGGTTTTTGGGGCGATGTAACGGCGGTCAACTCGCAAATGAACGCTGTTGATGTAATTGCCGACATCGGAATCACATTCAGGAATATTCCTGTAATGTCTAGGGAATGGGTGAATGCGTCTGACGGTAAAGACTATGTTACGGCTGAAAGAGACTTGCCTCCTATCGGTTCTCGTGTTTTTGTGCTTACTCCAACCCACACCATAACCGGTGCGTTTGTTCTTTGTTCAGGATATTCAAAGGGAGACACCGATACACATACACTTTTTGCGGCAAGCGATGACAAGCAGGAAGAAAAAAACGCTGAAAGGGAAAGGGTAACGCAAGGCGGCTGGAATGAAACTGAAGATTATAAGAACGGAAACAGAAATTTTGTTTCGGCGGATGGAAACATAAGTATAGCAGTCAATACGGCAGAAAATTCTGACAAGGAGCAAAAAAAGGAAGTTTCTTTAATTGCCTGGAAGAATGAAATTCATGTTACGGAAGAAGGCGTTGAAATAACGATTCCAAAAAATGCAAATCTTACCCTGAATGTGGAAGGCGATGATTCTATCTCGATAAAAGGGAATCACTCTCTTTCGGTGGAAGGAGACTGTTCCGTAAGTTCCAAAGGAAATGTTTCTGTAAAAGCCGACGGAGACTGCAATGTGGAAGGTAAAAATATAACAGCAAAAGGGAATGTAAAGGTTACAGGTGGAACTTTTGAAGCCGGAGGAACTGTAACTCCAACAGGTAGCGGTGCGTTATGCGGAATTCCTGCTTGTCCTTTTACAGGTGCGCCTCATGTCGGGAACAGGGCGAGCGGAACATAAGGGGGATATTATGGCAATGAACGGCAAAGATTTAGGGGATGCGATCGCACAAAAACTGTATGCAAGCGATGCTAGCGATGAGGCGAAAGCCGATGTAAAGGCTTTGTGGGAGAATATAGGAAAAGTAATTGTGAAGCACATTGTTGACAACATTGAAATACAGATTCCAAGCGGTTCTGTGATAATTTCTGTTGCAGGGCAGGCTACGGGAACTCCTAATCCAAGTCCCATAAAAGCAAAAGTAACCGGGTAATCGGGGGTGTGGCTGTGTCGTTCTTGAAAAAGGGGCTTTTGGCTAATTACATAACAGATAACAGAGTTTCGCTTGATAAGGACGGCAACGGACTTAGAAATCCTAATTATATGAATTATAATGGGAAATACAGGAAAGTTTGGAACGGCAAAAAATACGCAGACTCAATAAAATTCATATTTGAAAATGAACTTGGGTTTGCGGCGGTTTTCAGATTTTCCGTAAGCCCCCAAAGCGTTGAAATAACATATCCCCAAAGAGTTTTTGAGACAAAGACTTTCGGCGGAAGCGTTATTGAAGATTACGGAAACGATACTGCAAACATAACTATTCAAGGTTCAACGATAAATTCCGACATACGGTATTATGTCTGCAATCCGTTTTCTTCTGAACATGAACTTGAAGAAAATGGCAGCGGCATAGACGAACTGCTGGACTTCAAGAATCTTCTTGAAACATGGGGAAATGTTGATTATAGAAACGGAAAAAAAGTAAAGATTTTTTATGACAATTTGCAGTTTGCTGTAAATCCGAAGGAATTTACAATAAAGCAGTCTAAAGACAATCCTCTTGCGTATGCTTATACGATTAACCTCATCGGGACTGATGAAACACATAGACAGTTAGACATAAGCGATTTTGATTCCGGGACTTCATTCAAAGAAAAACTGAATGAACTTTATGCTAAATTCGAGAATTTTGTAAAAACAACAGAAAATTATCTTTCTGTCCTTGAAGCCGGTTTGGAATATTTTGAGGACTTCAAGGACATCTGTGCAACTATCCGTGCGGCAGATATTCGCCTTGAAAAGGCTCTAAATAATCTTGTAAATCAAATTCTTGCTTATGTCGATGAGGTTTCAACCTGCCTCGATGAATCTACAAATCTTAAAGATTTGGTTATTTCATCAGGAATAAGGGTAGGTCTTGGCACTGTAGACAAGGCTTTCAATTCGGCACAGGCACTCGTAGAGGCGATTGATCATGGTCTGAAATTCTTTGAGGACTTCAAGGATACTTACGGCAAGATGTCAAGCGATATTCAGGAACATTGGGAAATGACCGGTGAGAAGATTGTCGAGACATGCAAATATATGATGGTAAGTTCAAAAGAGAAGGCGGAAGAATTGCTGGCGGATATCCAACAGTCTACTTCAACTTGCGATGCCGGTGTTGTACCCGGTGACAAGAACAGTTCAGACGAAATTATTTTTATTTACGGCGTAAAAGAATATACAGTATGCGCAAATGACACATGGGATTCGCTCTCTCTCAAATTCTATGGAAACGCCGCAAAAGCAACGCTTTTAAGTTCATATAACAATCAGAAACTGAACGCACAAGCGGACAGTCATACAGGCGGTAGTGAAACAACCGACAACAACGGTATGCCGTCCAGCGGAACTAAAATCTATATTCCTGTTCTTGAGAATTCAAGCGGATTTAATGGAAACAACCAAGTATTCAATCTTCCTGATGTCGTGGATAACTACGGACATGATATAAGGCTTACTTCAGACGGTGATTTTGATTTTCATAACGGCGACATTGCAACGACGGAAGGGCTTGAAACTCTTTCGCAGGCTATTATCAACAGGCTTTCCACAACGGTGGGTTCTCGAATCAGGGATAGTGTGTACGGCATAAGGACTAACATCGGCAGTACCGACAATACAATCCAACTTGTAATTTCTTCTTCGATTGAATCCACATTGATTTCTGACCCGCGCATCAAGAGTGTTGATGACATTGAATTTACGGGAAACGGCGACAGGCTGAATGTAAGCGTTTCATATACTGATATAAACGACTGTCAGCGCAGTATAGGGGGTATTTTTTAAATGAATGTAGAATCTTATGGAAACATACTTAAACGAATGAAAAACCACATGATAGCAGGGCAGTCAAAAATTACAGACTTTAATAAAGGTTCAATGATTATGACGATTTTTGAATCTGTTGCCCGTCCGCTGGAACAGGCTTATGTAGACACAAGAAACGGCTACATGAACAATCTTAGGGCTATAGCTTATTCTGTTTTCGATTTTGAAAAGAAAAGCGGCACAAATGCAAACGTCAATGTCGTTTTCTCCAGGGGCAAAAAAGGATCTAATGCCGTTACGATTTTACGCGGCACAAAAATTTCTGACGGCTCGTATACTTTTATTACCACAGAAAATGCCGTCATACAGTCGAATCAGATTTCTTCAAATCCGGTTGCTGCAACGGCTGAAAAGACCGGTGCAAGTTACAATCTTGCGGCAAATACAATCACCACGATTGAAAGCGTTGTTCCCGGTGAGGTTGTGGAAGTTAATAATCCTTCAAAGGCTTACGGCGGTTCTGACAGCGAAAGTGATACCCGGATGCTTGCACGTTTCAAGACTTACATAAACGGCTTGCAAGGGACAAACTATTACGGATTGAAAGCCGGCGTGCTTGCCATTGGCGGCGTTAGAAGCGTTGGAATAGATGAGCATTTTCCGCCTAAAAACAATATCTACAATCTTACCGTCTATGTGGACGATGGGACAGGAAATCTTACCGACAGCCTGAAAGAAACGATTCAGAAAAAGATTGACGGCGAACAGACAAGTGAGAATCCCGGACTTAGGGCGGCAGGAATTCAGGTTGATGTGCAGGGAGCGACAAATGTTCCCATAACGATTTCAGTTACCTGCAAAACATATAGAACGGAAGATTCCTATGCGGTGTCGGAAATCAAGCAGACGCTTGAAGAAGAGATAAACAGACTCGGCATAAATGAAAATGTCGTGTGGACTACAATCATTCTTGCGCTGCGAAAAATCAGTTATGTGAAAGACGTTACAAACCTTATGATTAACGGTGCTTCCGACAACATCAGTATAAACGTTGACCAAATAGCACGTTTTGAGAAGGCAACCGTAAAAGTGGAGAGCGTGTCATGACAATCAAAGAGCAGTTGAGGGCGAATTTCCCAAAGACAGTAAACAAAGCCGCTCCGATTTTCTCTTCGATGATTGCGAATGATGATGGAACAGGTGCGTTTGAGTATGAACTCAATTATCTTATTTCATTTATGAAAGAATGGGTAAGCACTCCCAATGTATATGGGCAGTCAGGCGAAATGCTTGAAAAAACTGTAGAATTCTTTTCATTTTTGGAACGGTTCAGTGATGAATCGGAAAAATCCTTGAAAGGCAGATTTCGTGCTATCTTCGTAAGGAATAAGGTATGGGGCAACACTTATGATGTTAAGAGCGTGTTCGAACAGTATTTTCCGAGTGCGGAGATTTTTCTTGTTGAGAACACGAACGATACTTCAAGTGAGAATCTTATTTCCGACGGCGATTTTACAGAATATGGAAGTCAGGACTGGAATCTTACCGGTTGTGCATTGTCTGAAGCGGCTCGATTTTCAAAGACATACGGCGTTCTGATGCCCGACGGAAGTTCTTTGAGCCAGACAGTTTCTTTGGAAAATACGGAAGATAAAACATACTTTCTGCATTTTTTCTTAAAGGGCAATGTAAAGGTGCAGATTAAGGACAGCAACAATAAGTATTGGAATCTTTCATCAAAAACATGGACTGATTCAGTTTCTTGTTCAGAGTTCAGCACTGAAGACTGGAAAAATTGCAGCGTTTTCTTTTTTGCAAATTCTTCTACTAAAAATATTGATATTGAGTTAATAGGAAACGGAACTCAAGCGGCGAATATTGATTACATAAGGCTTTTTGAAAAGAAACCTTACGCAAGTTTTACCGTAGTGGTTCATTTTGCAGGAGACAGCGGAATGAAGGCTATGAAACTTGCACCAGGCAATGCAGACCCGACGGACAAGATAAAGGATTACAAGAAATATGATTATTTCGACCACGCTTTTATCACCGGTGTCGCGGCCGGCTTTGCGCAGGATATATATAACGATTTGCTCAATCTTCTGCGGGCGCAGGGGGTTAAGGCTTATCTGGAAATTGTAGTAAAAGACTATATAGAGGAGTAAGAATTATGGCTAACTTGATTTCTTCAAATGTTCAGGAAAACGAGATTGCAAAGGCATCTGACTTTAACAATGCTTTTGATTCAGTTATCGGCAATGTTGCAAAAATGGCGGAAAACATTCTTGAATGTACGCATGATTTTGTGATAGGCGGAAAACTTTCCAAAGTCGCCGGCTCTTGGACTGTGAATGTTGCACCGATTTTTGGCGTATGCAACAGCACGGGCATACCTTTCAGCGACACGGAGAAAAACCTGAACATTTCTGTCAATCCGGGCGATACTTCAGGCGGTGCTAAATATGGAATCATTGAGGTGCGAGGAAATTACATAACATTCAATGAGCAGCAGAGAAAGTTTTATGATCCTGACACCGACACGGAAACATACCAATATGTAGATACGCAAAAAAAACTTGTAGTGCAGTTCCAATACAGTTTCGGCAATGCGAATGTTGTTTCTGCACCTGATAAAACCGATGGCTGGGTGAAACTTGCGGAGATTTTTGTGCCGAAGGGTGCGAACAGCATTGATGATTGTACAATAAACAATATAACCGCTGATGTTGTCGGTGATGACAATATCGGTTGGACTAACGACAAGTCTGCAACTTATGATGTCGGTTATATCTCTGACCTTAATGCACGCTTCAGGAAGCAACACAATGAGGATGGAAGCCATAAAGAAAAAGTAATCGGTGCAACGAATATAAAAATCGGAGTTGACACCGACAATGTGAACGGCTCGAATGTGCCTGTTGGAAGTTCAATAAATATTGACGGAAAATCAAATGCGGCAACTGATTCCATTTCTTCTCTTATTACTGCTTGCGCCGCAAAAATCACGGCTATTTTTGAAGATTATGTGAACAAGGGCGGAAAATACAACTTTAACGGCGAGTTGACTCTTAGCGATATTTTTGACAGTCAAAATAAAACTCTAACGAATGCCCTTAAAATTGGAGCGGCTGGCGATGGTACGGCTTATTTAAAAATTGGCGATACAAAAGTGCTTACAATCACCTCTGACGGAAAGTTGCAGACTTCGGGATATATCGCCACCGCAAATAATGACATCGTTACAAAGCAGGTTACCGACGCTATCAATGCGACGATTACAAAGTTCAAAAATGAATTCAGTGATTTTGTGGAGAGTATCGGAAGTAATTTTGAATACGCAAACAATAT